CAGCAGCAGCTGTTACTGGTGCGTTTGCATTTGCAGCTTAATAAATAATTAATGTGGGCCTTCGGGCCCACACAATTTTAATAGGAGAAAACTATGGCAGCTAAAGGTGATGTAAAAGCAGTACAGATTACAGCAGCAGCTCAAGTATTCGCTGGTAGAACAAGACTAAGAGGAATTATTCTATCTGCAAATAGTACAACAGCAGTTGGTGCAGTTACTTTACAAGACGAATCTGGAACTCAATTCACAGCAGATGTTCCTCCAGGAGATGTATTTTCATTTAATCTACCTGAAGATGGAATTTTGTTTAAAGGTGGAATGACTTGTAGTGCAATCACAAGTGCGAAAGCAACTGTATTGATTGATAAATAGGAGTCTAGATGGCAACTTCCGGAACTACAACCTTTGAATCAGGTTTTTATATTGATGATGTAATTACTGAAGCCTATGAAAGAATAGGTAGATTTGATTATTCTGGTAACGATATAAAAACAGCTAGACGTTCTTTAAACATAATGTTTCAAGAATGGGGCAACAGAGGTTTGCATTTTTGGGAAGTAAAAAATAATTCAATTACATTAGTTGATGGTCAATCAGAATATACAATGTATAGATCAACTGCTGATGGCACATCAGATGCAACAGCTGTTTATGGTGTAGATGATATTTTAGAAGCTGTTTATAGAAATTCTTCAGGTGTTGATTTTTCTTTAACAAAAATTAATAGATCAACTTATCAAGGTCTATCTTCTAAAACACAAGAAGGAACTCCAACACAATATTTTGTACAAAGGTTTATTGATAAAGTTACTATCACTTTATATTTAACTCCAGGATCCACTGAAGCCGGAAACCTGCTTAACTATTATTATGTTAGCCGGATTCAGGATGCAGGGGCCTATACAAACAACGCAGATGTACCTTATAGATTTGTACCTTGTATGGTATCAGGACTTGCATATTATTTATCACAAAAATATAAACCAGAATTAGTTCAACAAATGAAATTACTTTATGAAGATGAATTAAAAAGAGCATTAGAAGAAGATGGTTCTTCTTCTAGTACATTTATAACCCCTAGAACTTATTACCCAAATGTCTAGATCAAACGGAAAATACGCACAATTTATTTCAGACAGATCAGGTATGGCTTTTCCATATAAAGAAATGGTTGTTGAATGGAATGGTGCAAGAGTCCATGTTTCAGAATTTGAACCAAAGCAACCACAATTAGAACCTAAACCAACTGTTGCTGATCCACAAGGTTTACAATTTGCAAGACCTGATAGAACAGAACCAGCAGTTTTAATTTTATTAAATCCAAATCCTTTTGAAACAATTAAGTATGCTGGCAATACTTATGTAAATGTTTATGAACCTTTTCATGGTCGATCAGCTGGTAGTACAGTTAGATTTAGAGGACCAAGTAATGCAACTGGTTTTGGAGATATACCTACATTTGATAATGTAACTGATATAGATAATGCATCAGGATTTAGTATTATACTTGGCAAAATAGATTCAAGTGGTAATATAACAGATACAACTAATTATTATTATTTTGTAAGTAGCAGTACTGCTACTTCAGGTGATGTATACGGAGGAGGAAATAACTGTACTTCAGGACCAGTAACGTTATCAGCTTAATATGACATATTCAGAATTAGTACAAAAAATTAGAGACTATACAGAAGTAGATTCAAATGTATTAACATCTACTATTGTAGATGGATTTATTTCTGATGCAGAATTTAGAATTTTAAGAGATGTAGATTCTGATAATAATAGAAGATATGCAACAGCTAATTTAATTACTTCTCAAAGATTTATAAATACACCATCAGGATTATTAGTTGTGAGGTCAGCTCAGATTGTAAATGGTGGATCTGGGTCTACTAGAAATTTTTTAGAATATAGAGATACAAGTTTTATGTCAGAATATAATTCAACCGGTGTAACTGGAGAGCCTAAATACTACGGTATGTGGGATAATGACACTATAGTCATAGCGCCTACACCAGACTCTACCTACGAAATTCAGTTAAATTATATCTTGAAAGATGAAGGTTTATCGAGTACAAATACGACTACATATTTAAGTCAGAATTTTCCCAACGGACTTCTATATGCTTGCTTAGTAGAAGCATTTTCATTTTTAAAGGGGCCAAATGATCTCTTGCAATTATACGAAGGAAAGTATAAACAAGTAGTTGAAGGCTTCTCAATTGAACAAATGGGAAGAAGAAGACGAGATGAATATCAATCAGGTGTTCCTCGAGTCGGAGGTAAATAAGGAGATAAACTATGGCTATAACACAAGCGATTGCAAATTCTTTCAAAAAAGAATTATTGGAAGGTGAGCATAATTTTAAGCAGACTGGTGGCGATAATTTTAAATTAGCTCTTTATACCGCAGGTGCAACTTTAACTTCTGCTACAACTTCCTTTACAACAACTGGACAAGTTGGTGATTCTGGAACATACACTTCAGGTGGCGGAGCATTAGTTAATAATGGTACGTCGATTACTGCTGGTGTAGCTAGAGTTGATTTTGCAAACTTATCATTCACTGGTGTGACTTTAACTGCTAGAGGTGCATTGATTTATAATACATCTGCTACTGTAGCTAATGCAGCGGTTGCTGTTTTAGATTTTGGTGGAGATAAATCTGCAACTTCTGGAACGTTCACAATTCAGTTTCCAAATCCAACAAGTACGGCAGCTATATTAAGAATCTCCGGCTAATTTAACAGGAGGTTTATATGTCAGCTCCTTGGGGCTCTAACACATGGGGAAGTGGATCATGGAACGTCGGTTCTCAAGACGTTACAGTTGATTTACAAAATAAACCTTGGGGAGAAGGTGCGTTTGGAGAAGGCACATGGAATGAAGGTGAATCATCTTCGTTTCCTTTAACATCTTCTATTGGATCCGTTTTAATTTCTATAAGTCAAAACGTTGACTTATCTGGTATAGCTTTAACAGCTACTTTAGATTCCGTAATAACAACTGCAGATGCAAACACAGATGTAACTGGTCAAGAATTAACTATTGCTGATGGTAATGTTACAATTGATAATATCAGTTTAATAGATGTAACCGGTCAAGCATTAACTGCAGAAGAAGGTAATGTAGATGCAGACCCTGATGCCGTAGCCACTGGTCAAGCAATGACTGCAGCATTAGATGATGTTACAATTGAAATTGCAGTAGGACCAATCATTGTACAAGATGAAGAACTTACAGCTAATTTAGGAAGTGTCACTGCAACAGGAACTGCAAATATATCTTTAACCGGTCAAGCATTAACTGCAGCAGAAGGTACAGCTACTTTAGATGCATTAACTCCTGTAGATGTAACTGGTTTTGATTTAACCATGCAGGAAGATGATGTTACTGCAATTACAGATGTAATAGTATCATTAACAGGAGAAGCATTATCTGCTAATTTAGGTACAGTTGATGCAGTATCTATAGCAGAAGTTACTGGTCAAGAAATGACTATGCAAGAAGACGATGTAACTATCGTTGGAAATGCAGTAGTAGATTTGACTGGATTTGGCTTGACAATGCAAGAGGGAAGCCTTAAAACTGTTATCTGGAACCCAGTAAATACAGGCTCAACTTCAACATGGACTGAGGTAAATCAAGGTTCTACATCAGGATGGACAGAAGTTGACACTGCTGCATAAATTTAATAATATGAATTAATTTAAGGAATTTAAAATATGGCAAATTCTACATCAGCTAGTTTAAAACTAACCGTACAAGCAACTGGAGAAAACTCAGGAACTTGGGGTCAGATTACAAACACAAACTTACTTATTTTAGAACAAGCAATTGGTGGTTATTCATCTGTTGCTCTTAATGCAACAACAGGTGCATCTTTAACTTATACAAACGGTGCATTATCAAATGGTAAAAATGCAGTTATCGAATTAACTGGAACAATTACTACAAACGTAAATGTTACTATACCAGACAGTGTTGAAAAAACTTATTACATTTATAACAATACATCAGGAGCATTTACTGTAACATTTAAAACGTCTTCTGGTTCAGGTGTTGCTTTTGCAGCAACGGATAAAGGTTATAAAATTTTATATTCAAATGGAACAGATGTAATTGAAGTTCCAACAACTCCTGCAGATGGAACTATTACTGCAGCTAAACTTGCAACTGATGCAGTTATAACTGTAAAAGTTTCAAACGCAAATATTACAAATGAAAAACTTGCAAATAAATCTATAACTATAAATGGTGTTGCTGCAACATTAGGTTCTTCAGTTACAATTGCTGCTGGAACAGATTGGCAAGCAGTTAAGACCACAGGTTTTACAGCAGTAGCTGGTGAAGGTTATTTTATAAACACCACTGGTGGAGCATTTACAATGACATTACCTGCAACTCCAACTTTAGGTGATGAAGTATCATTCGTAGATTATGCAGGAACATTCGACACAAATAATTTAACGATTGGAAGAAATTCAGAAAATATACAAGGCTCTGCAGCCGACTTAACAGTTTCAGTGGAAAGGGCAGCCAATACTTTGGTCTATACAGATGGAACTCAAGGTTGGTTGTTAAAGGCTAAGTAA